TTCTTTTTGCTGCTGCTTTTCCTCTAGGACAAAGTTTTGTCATTATCTTTTCCTCGCTGTTTGTTTTGCTCTTGCAAAGTTAGCTGCTGTTGGTGCACCTTTAGCACCTTTCTTACGCATCTTACCACCACGTTTTCTTTTAGCATGTATGTTTGCATATAAACCTTTTCCAGCCATTATGCCTTCTTTTTCTTTTTCTTGCCATTAATTACACCTCTACCTTTTAAGATATCAGCGAATGTTACTTTACCATCTCCTGTTAAATCAGGAAACTTTTTAGAACCTTTTTTATATCCAAATCTACGGCCCATCATTCCGCCGCCCATAAAACCTTCTCTATCTCTTCTTCTTCTCTCCTCTTTTTCCATTTGTTTAGCTGTTTTAAATTTTTTAGTTGATTTTTTTTCTTCTACAAGACCTTTGTGTTCTTTTTTAGGATCTTTTCCAGGTTCAATAGGAAAAGTTTTTTGTCTTGTAGTTCCGTATTTAAATTTAAATGCTTTTCCAGTATCAACCATTTTTTTTAATTCTTTTTGACCCTCACGCATCATTTTTTTACCTGTATCCATCTTGTCTTTTGATGCTCTTACTGTATCAGCTCTTTTTGAATATTCTCTTCTTTTAACTCTTTCAACACTTCCTGAAATATCTTTTGTTGGTTTTACTGATTTGATAGTAGGAGAAACCTTTTTACTTCTAGGTGTTGCTTTTACAATTTTATTAGCGATATATCCTACAAACCTTTTCATTTTTTTCCTCCGTTTCTAAAAATTTGTGTACCCTTTATACCATAAATCGACGCGACGACAAGTATCCAGAGGTTTGTGAACCATGACGGAAGCTGTGAGAACATCTCAAAAAACAATTTTACCTTGTCCATAGCAGTTGGATCGTCCGATATGACTGCGTAGGCTAGCACCAACACGGGCAACGAGAGAATTATCAAAACTGCCTCGTCCTTCCAGTCTGACTGTCGGGCTTCTAACAATTTTCCCTGATAAGCTTCCTCTCCTTTGGCCATACGCTCTGCGTGCATCAATTGAGCATCAGACATTGCCATTTTCGTCTTCTGCTTGTTGGCGTAAATTTTACTTCCTGCAGAGACGGCTAATTTTATTGCCGATAACCACATATTAGTACGCTTTAGAGTTTCTTCTTTTCTCTGCTAACATTCTTTTCTGACCGCCAACTGGCATTTCAGGTTTTCCTGTTGCAATATAATTAAAAGCTTGGTCAGCAGTTGTTTTAGATCTAGGATCTACTTCAATACTCTGCTCTGCAACCTTAACTTCTTTTATTTTATCTAGTTTTTGCATTTATGCTCCTTTTTTTACCCCTTTTATAACACCTTTGTTCTTAGATGCATAGAATATCTTTTCACCCTTCTTCTTTCCATATTGTTTCTTCATGGATTTCATAATTTTTTTACCTTTTTTGTTTAATGGCATTAATTATCCTCCGTAATAACTGCTGCTTTTTGAACTCCTGCTTTTGCAAGGCTAACTCCAGCACGTAATTTTGCTAAATCTTCGTTTTGATCCATTTTATCTTCTGCAATATCGCCTTGTTGCATCAATCTTGCTCTTGCAAGGTCTTGTTGAGCCTCGTCATTGTCTCTTTTTCGTTCATTTTCCATCGCACGTAGGTCAACTTCACGAGATTTTAGTTTTAAAAGAGGGTCATTGTCAAATTGTGATGTAATTTGCTTCTCCTCTTTCATAAATTCTTCTGTCATCTCTGCGATTAACACAGATTTTCTTGCCTCGACCTGATTTGTGAGTGCTTGTAGCTGTGCTTGCACCTGTGGATTCATGGCTGCCTGCTGTTGCATCATCATCATTTGCTGCATTTGCTCTCTGAACTCTAATTGTACCTGTTCTTGTGCCATCAAACTAATATGTTCCAGTATATTTTTTTGTATTGCAGCCATAACCGCAGGATTATTTCTAACAATATTAGTAGACATAAAGTTTAAGTGAGCTGTTATATGTGCTCTGTGATCTTGACCAGGAAAAGCTTGAAAAGGTTTACCAGCTAAAGCATTAATGTGTTCCATACTTGGATCCATCGGTGCTGTTGGCGCTGGCGCAGGTAATACTGCATCTACATTTTTTACACCAATCGCTTCATACATATTTCTATAAATCTGATACATGTTATGTAGCTGTGGATTTGATGTTGCTATCTGTAATTGTGTTTGTGCTAAAGTAATTCTTTGAGACATTGAAAAAATATTTGGATCCGCAACTGGTATTACATCGATTCTATCATCAAAGTCAGCTTGTTTTACATTTCTTGCACCACCAACAACATCATACGGATACTCTGGTGGTAAATATTGTGAAACTACAGTTGCTAATAATTTAAATTCTTTTTTCATTGCTGCATAACATCTCTTGTGTATTGCAGACATGACTCTTGAACCACGTTCTAATAATGCAATAGTTGTGCCCACAGCTGCTGCTTGGTTACCATCACCTACTTGCATATCAGCAATAGCTGCAAACCTTTGACCTGCTTGTACAACTATGCCTAATAAATTTAATAATGTTTGAGACGGCTCTTTGTATGGTAGTGGAAAGAATGCATCACGCAAACTACCACCTGGTGCATCCACATCTTTAAATTCACCTGGTTGTATTGGAGCTGCTTCATCTCTAACTCTTACACCTCGCTGTTTAAATCCTGCTGGTAAGTTTGATAGGGTACCTGCATCTAATAATTGACGGAGAGCCGCCGTTGCCGTACGACTCAATCCGCCAATCATATGAATGAGTCCAAAGCCATAAAATCCTAGTCCTGGCAGAAATTTAAAATGGACAAAATATTGGATTTTATTTTTCTTTAGATCATTGGGCGCGAAGTTCCTTCTAATAGAAAGAACTTTCCTATTACCTTCTTCAACAGTTACGATGTAAGGCAATTTTATTCCAGTCGGTTGTCCGTCTGCACCGACTTCTTCAAAACCTTCTAAGTCTAAATTAACGTGACACTCTAATAAAGTATAAATTGGTTCGTTCTTACCAGTTTTTTTACTACCTTCAAGATCACGTTCTTTTTTCTCTAAATCATTTTTTTCAACATTACTTGGTGGTCCAAGTTCTATATCTCTGTAGAAACCATTGACCTGTTGTTTTCTTAATTCGTTTTCAGATATTTTAATTGTATGAATAATAGCTTCCGCATCATCTAATGAAGTAGCCGTGTACGGAACAATTAATTCATCTGCAGGAACAAACTTAGATACAGCTCTTCCCATATTTACATCATAGTAAACTTTTTTAAATGTAGAACCTGCAAGTGGTAAATGAAATAACATAGAGTCAAACTCTGCTTCATATTCTTTCATTTGATCCATAATCAGATAATTCATAAAATCTTTTACACGAGTTGCTTGTTGCTCTGTTGTTGGATTTTTTACACCAATGACTTGTGTTCTGACTGGTCCGTCTGCTGGTAATAATTCTTTGTATGCTTGTGCTTGAAACTGTGTGACAGCCTCTGCCATGACAGGATGCGTTGCACCACTTGCCCCTTGAAATGGTTCAGTTCTGTTTTCGTATTTAAATCCTAGTAAGTCAAGCCCCTCTGTGTATCCTCTCTCCCAATCTTTTCTTGATGCTTTATAATCCATATAGTTTTGCACCATCTCGTTCCCGATTGGCTCTAAAACTTCTTCTGGTAAAAGATCTGCTAAATTATCAAAATGTGATTCGGTTCCCGGTACGTTGATAGCTCCCGGTTCAAAGTCTAATGTTACACCACCATCTTCTTCTGGTATAACTTCAATTGGTCCTTTTTCTTCTTGTGGTTCCTGAACAGCAACTTGTTCTGCTATCTCTTCTTCTGAAGGGATATCTAATTTAGTTCTAGTGTTCGGGAGTCCTTTGTCTATTTCTGCCATTTAATACTCCTATAAGTTTCTAACACGTTTTAACAGACCTGGCAACCCTTGTGAGTTTGGTCCTGATTCTGGTGGTGGTCCTGATGAAACGCCTGCTTGTTTTGCAATACCACCGCCTGCAGCTTGAAAAGCATCTATTTGAGGTTTAGGTAAAGCTGATTTTCTTTTAAACTCTTCTGCTCTTTGACCTCTCAATGTTTGAAGATACGCGTCGGCCTCAGTATCAATCGCTTGTAATTCTTGAGACAATGCCGGTAATGCAGTCGGCATGTCCATAACATCTGTAATACCAGGAGTCTTTGCAGCAACATATCTATTTAAAGTTTCTGTTCCATATTTATCTTCTATAAATTTTCTTTTGTCCCTTTCTCTAAATATACCACCAAGCATGACCACATCAGCTAAAGCCTCTGGGACAGTTGAACCAGATCTTAAATCAGATCCTATAAAAGCTAGT